ATTGGTAGAGAACCTATGAAGTTGCCTAAACTAAATGAGTTACCTAATTACTTATGTATGAAGGATGATTGGGAATGTTATAAACCATCTGATTTCACTTTAGATAATTACCAATCACACCCAACAATTAAAGCACCTTTATCAAATTAATTGATATTTATTAGTATGAAAAACTTATTCAATATCATTTCATCATTTGCATATCATATTTCGATATTAGTATATATTACTATAATAGTAGTATTAATTTACACACAAAACACAAAATCAAGATTAGACCCAGCACAATATGAAAGTGAAGCTGGATTCAATTATTTAGAAGATACTGATGTATTTGATTGATTTATATTTATTTAAATAAGGATACTTGATATGAAAGAAATGGAAAAATTATTGTCATACTTGATGCATTCGAGAACACAAACTCATGTGTTTCATTTACAGACAAAGTCTTATGCCGAACACATGGCACTAGGTGCTTATTATGAAGGCATTGTAGATTTAATTGATGGTTTAGCAGAAACCTTTCAAGGTAAAAATGGAATCATTGAAAATTATGATAACTTTAAATTAGAAGCATATCAAGACAAAGATCAACTTATCAAGTATTTTGAATCTCTCGGAAAAATGGTCGAATCATTACAATCTAAATTCAAAGACACCTACATTCAAAATCAAGTAGACACAGTTTCAGAACTTATTTATTCTACAAAATATAAATTAGAACATCTTGGATAGTATCATCTTTTTTATTATATTATAAATAAAAGAGATGAGTCAAACTAAGCGTTGGATTGAAGAACAACAAGAACAAGGAATTGATGTACTTCAAACAGACACACTAAATGAACCCGAATATTGTAATTACAGCGGACTACCTTCTATGGCCGCATATCAAATAGATCAAGATGAAACAGAAACAAGAAATTATACAGAGACTGCTTGACGAAAAGCATATTACAGTTGAAGAAGCTATGACATTAATGGAAACAACGCAGTATGTTTTACCATTGCCAGATGGTTACTGGACTTCAACATCAACCAACAAAACTACCACATCGAGCAAAACACTAATGAATGATTGAAGTATTAGGATGGGTTGGAACATTGCTCGTATTAATTGGATATTGGGCTAACTCAAATTCGAAACATCATTTGGCAATGTTAACATGGATTGCGGGCGACGTCTTATGGATTACATATGACATATTTATTGAGAACTGGAGTCATATGGTGCTTAGTTTGGTTATTATCGGAATAAACGTTTACGGAATATATAAAATCATTGCAAATGGCAGATTATCTAGGTGATGAAATACTCATAGCAGAATATCAAATTAGTAGAGGAATCGACAGAGTTGCTCGTCAAATTGCTTCAAGTAGAAAAAACATAGTTATAGACCCGCCAGTTATCCTAGGTGTACTCAACGGAGCATTTATGTTTACTTCAGAACTTGTTCGCAAACTACATATTGAATGTTATGTAGATTTTTGTAGAGTATCAAGTTACCCCAACGGCCCAGACTTAAAAAAACAACCACAAATTACATGCCCGCCTAAAATTGATGTAACTGGCAGAGATGTATATATTGTCGAAGATATTGTTGATACCGGAGAAACTGTAGAGTGTTTAAAGGAATTCTTAGCAGAAAGTGGCGCCGCTCGTATTTATGTCGTATCATTAATAAAGCGAGAATCAGATACAAGAAGTTTAATTGACTTTTTTGGCGTAGCAATTGGGGATGAATGGGTATACGGCCATGGCCTCGATGACAACGAATTAAGAAGAAATTACAGAAACATTTATAAGAAGAATACGGATGGGTGATAGAGAAGACGCATACAGAGAGATGTATAAAAATAGCCTACAGTTAGGCGAATATAATAACAGCGGAAAATTAAGAATGAAAAAGGATTTAATGAACTCGAGGCATGAATATTTTAAAGATATGCCAAATACAAAATGGTATAAAATGTTCTCAATTGCAAAATCATTCATTAAACTCATTGGATACGCAATTATTCCAATTGACTTGTTTCTTGGAATAATATTACTTATAATAAGTGAAACAATTGAATTAATAAGGAAATTAGTATAATGTACCACAATATTCACTATGACGGAAGAGAAGATCAAATTCATATATGGGATGATGAATTGGGTTATCAAAAGTTTAAGTTTAATCCATATGGGTATCTTCCTAATAAAAATGGAGAATATGAAGCCTTAGATGGAACGAAGTTAGATAAAGTTCCTGGGGTTTATAAAGATAATCCATCATCATACGAATCAGATTTAAACGCAGAGATGCGTACATTGATTGATTTATATTACGAATCAGATACGCCATCAACAGGTCATAGAGATTTCTTTTTTGATATTGAAGTTGATATTTCAGAAAAACTCCCAACAGTTGACGAAGCAGATTGTGCAATTACATCTATCGCATATTTAGACAAAGTTACTGGCGACAGAGAAGTATTAGTATTAGACGAAGCGGGTCGTTTAAAAGATATCAATACTGAATATTCAGTTCAAGTATTCCGAGACGAGCGAGATATGCTAACTCACTTTATTAATCGATTTGCAGAAATTCAACCCACAGTAATTACAGGTTGGAATACAGATGGGTTTGATATTCCATATCTCATTAATCGTATCAAAAGAACAATGGGGGCTGGCGCAGTTAAGAAACTATCTCCTGCAGGAATTGTTGAATGGTTAAAACATCGTAGCAAATATAGAATTGCTGGTGTATCTAGTTTAGATTATTTGCCATTATATAAAAACTTTACATATACAGAACTTCCTAATTACCGATTAGACACTGTTGCAAAAACAGAAGTAGGAAGAGGTAAGATTGAATATGATGGTAATCTTAACGATTTATTTGAAACAGACATCGAGAAGTTTATTGAATATAACATGGTTGATGTGGATCTTGTATATGAAATAGACGAAAAACTGCAGCTATTAAATTTAGCACGAACAATATGTCATAAAGGCCATGTTCCTTATGAAGATGTTTATTATGCATCAAGATATCTAGACGGCGCTGCTGTTGTTGATTTAAAAAGAAATGGGTACATTGCTCCTAATAAACAATTTAAATTTATTGAAGAAGAAACTAAGCCTGATGCGTTAGCTGGAGCATATGTAATGGCACCTGTTCCTGGATTATATAAATGGATATATGACTTAGATTTAACATCATTATATCCGTCGATTATTATGACATTAAATATATCTCCAGAGACGAAAGTTGGTGTTATTCAAAAATTCAACGATGAAGATATGCTACAGGCAAATGCTATTAGTAAAACTGTTACATTAGAAGGCAGCAATGTAGAAGTAGATGATATAAAAGGTTGGATTCACGAAAATGCTTATACGGTTGCTAGCAATGGAGCTGTATATAAAACTAATAAGAAAGGTTTTCTTCCGGAAATTCTTGCAAAATGGTTTGACGAACGTGTTACTTATAAAAATAAACGCGATGAATATGAAGTCGGATCAGAACAATATAAATTTTATGATGCATTACAATTAACACAAAAAGTTTTACTTAATTCATTTTACGGAGTATTAGGTCTTAAGACATTTAGATTTCATGATCTAGACAATGCGGGTGCTATTACGGCAACGGGACAAAGTGTTATTAAATTTTCAGCAAAATGTATCAATAGCTATTATAAAAAATATACAGGTGTTGATCACTTCTACAATGAGAATGGACAACGAGCGGAATTTTCATTTTACACTGATACAGATTCAACATTTGTATCAAGTATTCCGATAATAGCAAAACGATATCCAGGGTATGATGAAACTGATGAACAGTTTATGATTGAAAAAACTAATGAAGTAGCATCTGAAATACAGAAACATGTAAATGCAATGTATGATATATATGCAGATAGGTTTCATAATACGAAAGAACATAGATTTCAAATTAAACAAGAATATGTTGCAAAGTCAGGACTTTGGATTGCTAAAAAGAGATATTCACAATGGGTGATATTCAAAGAAGGAAAACCTACCGATAAAATGGATATTAAAGGGCTAGATGTAATTAGATCGTCATTCCCAGAAGATTTCAAAAAGATCATGAAAGAAACACTTTGGTTTATTCTTAAACAAAAGAATAAGCAAGAAACAACAGATCTTATAATGAATTTCAAGCATCGTATTCAAGAGTCTGATATTCTAAACGTAATGAAAAATTCAGGTGTTAAACAAATAAACAAATATACTAAAGGCCGAGAACCATTTGGACCATATATGTCAAGAACCCCAGCACACGTAAAGTCAGCAATTAATTATAATGATTTAATATCGAATTCGGGTACAAAGGTATTTAGTCCAATAAAGAATGGAGAGAAAGTTAAATGGGCATATCTAACTAACAACCCATATGGTTTTGATACAATGGCTCTACGAGGATATGAAGATCCGCCTGAGATACTAGAGTTTGTAGAAAAGTATATTGATCGAAATAAAATATTTGATCGAGAATTGAAAGGAAAGATTGACGACTTTTATGCAGCATTAGGCTGGTCAAAGTTACCGACAAACAACAACGTTAACAAATTTTTTAGCTTTTAATTTGGTTAATTTGAATAATTTCATTATAATAAATAAAAACAAGTTATATGTACGGAAAGAAACAGTGGCGCGGCCGAGAATGTGAAGGTCGTTATTCAGATTTAATGACATTTTTTGTTAGAGACTTAGAAAAGGATGCTAATAAAAATAGTTACGGGCTATTAGTTGATGAATTAACTGAATATCCTCATTATTATTTTACTATCGAGTATATGACTAAGTGTAAAGAAAATACACCATATATTCACACACTCAGATGGATATTAGACTATTCAAATATGGCAGTAACAATCGAAGCCGATAAAGACACCATAGAGTGTATTCCTCCCGACCTTATCAATAGATGTCATATTATATACCGTATTCAAGATAAAGCATTACAAGTGTTGAAAGATACCGATACGCTATCGGTCGATGCTGGTTGGTATCGTTGTCATATGATTGCAAAAATGCATATGCAAGAAACAAAGCCGGCTAATTACATGTTTGATGAAGAAATTTAATAATATGAAATATTCAGTATTTATAACATTCGCAATAGAAGGCTTTCACAATTGGCCTGAAGCAAAAGACACATTTCCAGAAGTAGCATTTTTGTCTGATAGACATAGACATATGTTTCACTTTAAATGTTATGCCAATGTTTCACACACAGACAGAGATGAAGAGTTTATTCTTATGCAACGAAGAATAAAAAAGCAACTTAGAAACAATTTCGGCGGCAACATATTAGAATTTGGTCGAATGAGCTGTGAAGATATCGGAGAATGGTTATTAGAACAAAATGACAACTTGTATCGGGTAGAAGTATCTGAGGACAATGAAAATGGAGCGATAATAGAAAGATGATTTATATAGTAGATTTAGAAACGATTCCAACACGATATACATCAGAGTGGAAATGGTTTGTTCCGAAATGGTTGCAAGAGAATGATCTGGATGTAACTGTTATCGAAGGAGATAAGGAAATTCCAGAAATGACAACACCGGGTGCATTTTTGAATTTTGGTGGCACTAATATGTATAAAGCTACTCAAGTTCATAAAATTTCTCGATTGTTTGTTGAAGATAAAATACAAGACGGAGATCAGTTTGTATTTACAGATGCTTGGCATCCTGGTGTTATCAACATCAAATATATGGCTAAACTTTTAGGTAAAGACATTACGCTTCACGGATTATGGCATGCGGGTTCATATGACCCTAATGACTTTCTAGGCAGACTAATTGGGGATGAAAAGTGGATACGTAATGCAGAAGCTTCATTCTTTGAATCATTTGATTATAATTGGGTAGCTACTAATTCGCACGAAACTCAAATTAGAGAGGTTTATCCAGATGTAAAGTTATATCACACAGGATGGCCGATGTCATATACACGGGACTTGTTAGATAGAGCTAAACAGAAAGAAAGAACTAATACAATAGTGTTTCCACATCGTATTGCTCCAGAAAAGCGACTAGATTTATTTGAGGAGTTATCAAAAAGACCTGAATTAGCACATTATGAATTTAGAGTTCCAATGCAAGAAAATCTTACAAAGGAACAATATCATAATTTACTAGGAACAGCTCGGTTTGCAGTATCATTTGCAGAACAAGAGACATTAGGCATTTCTATGTATGAAGCAGCTTGTGCAGGTGCAGTACCAATTGTTCCTAATCGACTTTCATACATAGAAATGTATTATGATGGGTTTAAGACAACAGGAACAATAAATTCAGTAGTAAATAAAATATTAGAATTTGAAAAACACCAATTATATAAAGAAGTTAATGATCAAGCAAATTTATTGCATGAGCATTTCTTTTCAGCAACAAAATTACTTAACAAATTAAAGGAAATAAATGCAAGATAAAAGATTTATCTATTACCCATCTCTCAGTGCAGGATCGATGGTTTCGGCATTCAAAAAGGATTATAAGTTTTCATCAGGTGATCCGGTGAAATTTTATGATTCAAGATACCCAGCTGAATGGCGTCACCCATACTTTTTGGTGACTGCAGGACATCATTACAAAAAAATGGACTTTAGAGACCAACTCGGACTTGAAAAGGATGTATTAGTATTTGGTGACTCTGGAGGATATCAAATTGCAACGGGAGCGTTGCCATATTCAAATGAATTGAGAGAAAAGATCTTTCATTGGTTAGAAGCTAATTCAGATGTGGCAGCTAATTTAGATATTCCACCTAAAACTGTATATAAGAATAAGTTTCATGAATGTGCAGACATTTCATTTGACAATTTTAAATGGTTTGAAAAAAATCAGTCAGGAAAGACTGCATTTATTAATATGCTTCAAGGATCTAATTCCGAAGAATATACTTGGTGGTATCACAAATTTAAAGATTTTGATTTTAATGGCTGGGCAATAGGTGGACCTCAAAAGTTAGTAGATTTCATGTTTGCGTTAGCTTTAATGTTAAAGGAAAAGGAATTTGAAAAGGTACAAAACAAATATTTGCACTTGTTAGGCATTAGTAAGATATCAGATTTCTTTATATTAGCAACATTGCAAAAGTTAATGAATAAACTAACTGATAATAGAATCTATGTTAGTACAGATTCATCATCTCCAGGACAATATCCAGTATATGGTACATATCTTCATTCTTGGAACTACAAAGTACAATCATTCAGTGAATTGTATTTTCCTAAGAATAATGAATATCGTAGAAAAAATCATATAGCTCAAGGAAAACTAGTTAATCCAGAAGTTGATAGAAATCAGCACGTGGCTTGTAGTATGGATTGTCCTGCATGTAAAGATTTTACATATGAGTATTTAGAAGGCAAAACAGATGCAGGGTTAGACCGCTATTCGCAAGAAGCTATGCCAAGAATGGTAGTTCATAATACACATTTGTATGTAAACTTAGCAAATGATATCAATAAAGTAGTAGATAGTCATGTAGAAATGCTTGAAACACTTATTCCTAGAGATTTATATTCAGTTATTATATCAATGCATGAAATGTTTGCTGATCCTGACGCGGCATTACATGTTTATGAAAAATATAAAAAAGTATATAAAAAATTCGGCGGAGAGAGTATTTCAACAATCAATGCATCATCATTCAATCAATTTTTCGGACAAAAACAAAATTAATTATTAAATAGGTTATACAATGGAGAAAAGTAAACTCATAAATTTTATCAATCGCTATTATTTAGCAGGAAACTGTGAAGCAGTTGTAGTAAAAGAAAATGAAAATGGCGTAAGCTGTGATCTAATCGACTCTGATCAGACAGTAGTTGGTAATGTACAATGGAAAACAACCCCATTTCTTAAAGGGCAGTTGGGTATCAATCATACGGCTACGTTAATAAAAATGTTATCAGCAGTAAATGAAAATATTGATATTAACGTAAAGGAAAGTGCTGGAAAAAACTTCTCAATGGAAATCAAAGAAGGCACTACTAAGATGACTTTTATGTTAGCAGATACCACAGTTATCCCAGCTGTACCTGCAATTAATCAACAACCTGACTATGAGGTTAGCATTGATTTAGATGATATGTTCATTAATCGATTCATCAAAGCAAAGAATGCACTTCCAGACGCTAAGAATTTCGCAGTTCAAGTAAAAGAAGGTAAAACAAGATTCATTATCAACTATACAACCATCAATGCAGACAACATTTCTTTTGATATAGATGGCGGAGTCAATCCAATGGATCCAATAATGTTCTCAGCTGACAAGTTAAAAGAAATATTGACTGCAAATAAAGGCGATATGGGTACGCTTCACGTATCTTCACAAGGATTAGCAAAAGTGGAATTTAGAGGACAAGACTTTGATTCTAATTATTTCTTAGTACAACTTCAGAACTAGATAAAATATGATAGGACACGTAGAAAATACGCTTTGGACTGAAGCATTTAGGCCTGATACATTAGACGGGTATATTGGAAACGAGCATATCATAGAGAAAGTGCGCATCTTCATTGAGAATGGAGATGTGCCACATCTTCTCTTCTATGGCCCAGCTGGTACAGGCAAGACAACATTAGCAAAAATTATTGCAAACGGAGTTGATGCGGACATTATGTATATAAATGCATCTGACGAAAATTCAGTTGACACGGTTAGAGATAAAATCAAAAGATATGCGTCAACTGTAGGATTTAAGAGATGGAAGATTGTAATATTAGATGAAAGCGACTTCTTAACACCAAATGGTCAAGCTGCATTACGTAATCTAATGGAAACATATAGCAAGACAACAAGATTTATTCTTACATGTAATTATGTAGAAAAGATTATCGATCCGATACAATCACGTTGCCAAACATTTGGCATTACGCCACCGAATAAGTCTGACGTTGCTAAACGATTGGTTACTGTATTAAATGATAAGAATGTTCAATATGACATTAAAGATATTGCAGCAATCATTAATTCATCGTATCCAGACATTAGACGAGCGATAAATGCAGCACAAGCGTCAGTGGTTAACGGAGTATTACAACTTGACAAGGCAAGTGCAATACAAGCAAACTACATGACTGAGATTTTAGAAATAATGCGCAATCTTAAAGATAAGAAAAAGGCATTCAATCAAATTCGACAAATCATTGCAGACAGTAAGGTAAGAGATTTCCAACCATTGTTCACTTTCTTGTTTGATAATATTGATGAATATGCAGTTGGCCATGTTGCAGGCGTTATCTTAATATTAGCAGAAACTCAATATCAAGATGCTCATGCAGTCGACAAAGAAATCAACGTAATGGCAATGTTTGTCAAACTAATGAATGAACTTTAACAAATAACGAAATGGCAGAAAAGAAAGCAGCAACTATCTTTGATTTTATCAATGGAATTACCAGTAATAAAAAACAATGGTCAGAATGGTCAGATCATGATCAAAAACTATTCTCACCATTTATTGTAAACCGATTTCTCTCAATGAGAATGGAGCTGACTGATACAATAAATGAGTTACAACGATATACCATTGGGGTATTATCTCCCAGAGATACATATCGTTTGTATCACGACATATTACCAACCGGTAAGTCGTTTGCAAAATATATCAAAGGAAAGAAAGAAGATAAGTTTAATAAGGAGTTAGTTTCACAAGTAGCAGAACACTATCAAGTAAGTTTATCAGAGGCAACCGATTATGTTGAGTTAATGGATAAAGATAGTTGCTCATTTCTGCTACAACGATATGGGTATAGCCCAAAAGAGATAACGAAACTAACAAAAGGATTAAAATGATTAAATCAGAACAAAATGCAGTAGAATACTGTGAATCAACATATCCAGAAACAACTTCAGAGTTTAAAAGAATACAAGAAGAAATGTATGTTACATTTTGTCAAAAGCAACGTAATTACGGACCTGGTAACATATCCGTGGGTACTGCGTTAGAAACAAAAGATGATGTTAAACTTTCATTAACTGGGTTATGGTTTAGAATTAACGACAAAGCACAGCGACTAAAACAACTTGTAGTATTAGGTCAGCCAGATGAAGTGGGTGAGTCAATACAAGATACCTACGAAGATCTTTCAGTATATGGAATTATTGCTCAAATAGTACAGAGAGGTAAATGGGCGAAATAATGAAACGACTATTAACAATCATATTTTTGTTTACTGCACTTGTAGGGTGTAGTAATCGATACTACACTCAGCAGAAGTTCAAACTGGTATCAACTGATGGATTGACATATGATGGTACACATATTTACTACAAAGGCGAGTTATGCGCTACAATGTCAGCAGTTGAGCTCTCATATGATAATGGTGACATTGTCCGCGAAATAACATTCATAATACAAAGCAGTGAATTCAATGAACAGGCTCTACCAATAATAAAACTGATTCAAAGCAAATCACCATCAATGGAAGTTGAAGTTGAACTAAAACACGTAAACCGGTTGGATATTTTCAAATAATTTCTTATCTTTATTATAATAAAAGATAGTAATTATGACAAAAGAAGAGTACATCGAAAAAAATTACCTAGGGTTTGTTGTTGAAGAAAATCCAATATTAGAATTCCATCGAAATGATGCAGGAGAAATTCATAGAGAAGATGGACCTGCAATAGTATACGCAGAAGGTAATACAGAGTGGTGGTTAAACGGTAAACTACATAGAGATGGAGGCCCAGCACAAGATTGGTCAAATTTAGAACCCGGGGCTGGAGTATGGTATCAACATGGAAAAAGACATAGAGTTGGTGCACCAGCAATGAAATGGTCAAAAGATCAAAATATGCCTGAATATTGGTATCTAAATGGCGAAATGCACAGAGAAGATGGCCCAGCAATCGATCATGGCGATGGTAAAGGCACTTGGGCTAAACACGGCAAAATGCACCGAGAAGATGGTCCAGCAGAGTATCTTAGCAATCAACATAAAATATGGGCTAAACACGGCGAAATGCACCGAGAAGATGGACCTGCAGAGATAACAGGGGAAGGTAAACGATGGTTTAAACATGGCAAATTACATCGTGTTGACGGACCAGCACGGACATATAATCCGAGAATGAAGAAAAATTGGCCTGACGGAGAGTGGAAGGATACATATTGGTTGGATGGGGTCGAATTGACAAAAGAAGAATGGCTTGAAAAACGCAAACAATATTTGTAAAACGCAAAATAATTTCTTATTATAAAGTAAATAAAAATAATAACAATGGCAAACAACATTTTTTCAGTAGTAACTTTAAAGTTTAAAACACCAGAAGCTGGCGAGGCATTTGCAGATAAATTTGGCAACTGTGATATGTTAGACATGGAATTATACAAATATTTAGGATTTGATGACTATCCAAGTCGTAGTGAAGCTATAGATCACGGTGGGGCTAAATGGTTTTGGCTACATGATAACCCACAGCCTGGGTATGGCGAAGATGAAACGGAAGTTCATATGTGTATTGAATCAGCTTGGTATATTCCGAATAATCTATTTGAAACGATTGCTAAGCAAGAAGATTGCTCAATAACAGGCTATGCAGAAGATGAGTATCGTAATGCATGGACACTCTTTGAGTTCAATCAAGACTTTGATGATTATGAAGTGTATGACTCATTCTTAAGAGACGATACTATTAGCCAATTCAAAGAATGGTGTATTGACCAAAAGGTTGATTTAAATCTGCTATATGAAGCAGCAGATGATCCAGGGATATTTGAAGACGAAATCAAAGGGGGTGAGTTGATACGAGAATTTTTAATTGATGCTCTAAATTGGTCTAATGTATTCTTTCATGATATGCCTCCTGAGTTTACATATACATACAACGATCTAACACTGATCAGAGAAGAATTAGCAACAATATAATATGCCGGACGTAAAATTTGTTAATCCAATTTATAATCTTTCTAGAAAAGATTCAACAGAAGTACCATATCGAATATCATATTCACAATGGTCTATGTATCAGAAATGCCCTAAACAATGGGAACTTTCATACATAAAGAAGTTAGCACCATTTAGTCATAGTATTGCTACTACATTTGGTACTGCTTTCCACGAAACCTTGCAACATTATCTAATGATTTTGTTAACAAAAGGTGTTAAGCAGGCAGATTGGATTAACTTCCGAGATGACCTCACTACAAATCTTAAATCAGAATATGTAGCCGCAGTAGAACAAACCGGCGAACATTTTTCTAATCCTGCAGAATTAGGTGAGTTTCTTGAAGATGGCGTTGCAATATTAGAATGGTTTCAGAAAAGACGTAGACAGTACTTTTCAACAAAGAATACAGAACTATTAGGTATTGAATTAGACTTATGTACCCCAGCATCAGAAAAAAATGAAAATATATTCTGGAATGGATTTATAGATTTAGTTATACGAGATACTGAATTAAACCGAATTAAAATTATTGATATCAAGACGAGTCGGATGGGTTGGAATAAATGGCAAAAGGCTGATAAACTAAAAGCAGCACAACTCGTTGCATACAAAACGTATTTCTCAAAACAATATGGCGTTCCTGTAGACAGCATTGACATTGAATTTTTCATTGTTAAACGAAAACTAGTTGAAGAATCAATGTTCCCACAAAAGCGTATACAACAAGTATCTCCAGCATCCGGTAAGCCGTCTAGAAATAAAGTACAAACGTTGATAGACAGTTTCATTGAAGATGCATTTAATCCGGATGGTACAAAAAACGAAGACAGAACATATTTAGCAATAGCTGAAAAGGGGGCAAAGAATTGCAAATATTGTCCTTTCAAAGAAGACTATGAAAATTGTCCAAAAGAAGATAGGATTCGTGAGTAATTTTCATTATATTATAGTATGAAGAATATTGAAAAATTAGGCTTAGTACTAGCTACGATATTGTTAGCAGTATTACTTTCATTATTATTAGCATGGCCTATTGTATGGCTATGGAATTTTGGAGTAGCACCAATATTTGATGGCGTACATGAGATTACATTTTGGCAAGCATATTGTTTGAGCTTACTAGTTTCCATACTATTTCGTAAAGAATTAAAGTAACTACTAAATAATGTATCGTCACAAACACGAATATGTATATGAATATTTAGTAAAGAAGCACTTACCCGATCGGGGATATGTACGGTGTTATTACACGCTACTTACTGATATTGATGAACCGAATTGTAAACAGAATAGAATTTTGTTAGAACAAGGGTTTAGAATTAGTTATGGTTATATGCCGAAAGTTGTACGATATAAATATGATAAGATCTTA